GATCTGTGGGATTGGTGTAGGGTCTACAGAGAAGAAAACATCGCCATGTTGGAATAATAGGTCGATTATTCTTGAATATGCCGCCATAACTTTGGTACGTGTTAAGCCGACGTACACTTTAGACCGAGATCCAGAGGCTGCATTTAGACGTGCGAGTACTTCAGGCTCATATATCCCCTGATATTGACGCAGGTCTTTAAGCCACTCGTTTTCTGTTTCTTTACGAGCGTCTTTATATTCTTGGAAAGTTCCGGCGAGACGAGACCCCAGACTCTGCATACTTTGCGCTTGCAGACCATCTGGTTCTTTCTCTAACTCTACTTCCTCGCCTTCATACTCATCTTCATGCATAGATTAATAGCCCGTCACAGGATCTAACGATTTAAAGCGTTTTTGTATAGTCCGGTGCCGAGGTCTCGGCATAGAGGCAAGTCCATGCAGCGCGATAGCATAAGCCATCACCCTGTCATCATAACATCCATTCTGAGAATTGTAACTCCCTTTATCATCAATGATATACGTTCGCAACTCATTTAATAATTCTATATCGGCTACACCAGATTCACCCTGTCGCATCAAGGTTGCAAGGTTGTCAACGATTAATGGTTTTGTTTTTGACGTGGTTAAGAAGCCTCCGCGTTTTGTCAATCGATCTCCGTAGGCACCATCGACAGAACTCTCCACAAATAAATTTGCATATCCTAAATCTTGTATTTTTCGCAGGGTGCCCAGACCGTGGTTGTTTCTCTCTACTACTATATATGCGCTGTTATACCGCTTACCTAACATGGCAACTAGGGCGCCGTAGTCGAAAGGGTCGATGTGTCCGTGCCAGCAGGCTACCTGATTACCCATAGAGTCTAGGATCTGGGCGCAGCTGTAGTCGCCGTAGGCGAGACCTTCCGCAACATCCACACCGATGACGTAGCTTTCTTCTCGGAGCGGCGGATACCACTCTTGATAGTTGCCGTGTTCTCGCGGGATCAAGTTGCCTTCGATGATTTCACCCTTAAAGTCTGCGGTGTAGCAGTTACTCTCACACTGAGATATCGCCGTCTCTTCAACAAAGCAGCGACCAGACGTTAAGAAGGCTTCTAGTGGGGTGCTCGGATATTCCTGACGGAATAGATCTGTTCCTCCCAGCTCGTCGAGCTTGGCGCGTCTAAATGAAAGCTGCTCGTCGTCCAATCCATATTTCTGGGCGAGATCATATTCTTCGGGGGTGGCGACGAAGTAAGGCGATACCTTTTTTCTATACTCGGGCATCCAGTACCACGGGATAAAGCAGGTTACCCACTCTGACTCGCCGCGAAGCGACTTCATTACCTGATCATAGAACCAGCCACCGGCACCATTAGCCGTGCTCTCTAATATCACTTCAGTGTTCTTACCGCCGACGGTCTGTAGTAGACCTGCGACTATGTCTGATCCTTGGGGGTAGAAGGCAACCTCTGATCCGTGGACGAATCGGTTTGTTTGTCCACGTCCAGTCTGGGTAGAGCGTGCGGTTCCCACCCTGTAGCGCGAGTTAATTTCATCAAATACAAGCGTTGACGCCGACTGACTAGCGAGCGGCGGCTTAAATGCCGGATGCGGGACATTCTCATAGAAATGGCGGACCATATTAAAAATAGCGTTAGTAGATTCTGCAAGGTGCGACAGCACAAACGCGTTAGCGTTTCGATTTTGCGTGACTTTCCAGAAGTTTCTGCCCTGTGTGTACGTAGATATGCCGGTTTGGCGGGCTTTCAGGACCAATGCGCGGATGTTTCCTTGATCTTTTAACTGCTGTTCTAACACTTTATGCACGTATAATTGGGCAGAATTCAACACAAAACTGCGGGTATCTCCCTCTTTTGTGACAATTTTCAGCATGTTCTTTGCGTACAAAGGGAAGTTGCCCTTCAATTTGCGGGCTATCTCTTCAATTTCCATTGCTATTCACCACTGCGCGGCACCACCAGACAAAGTCATGGTCGTCTAAAGCGCCTCTCATTAGATTTACGCGGGCACAAACCAATCTTATATTGCCCTCAATGTAGCCTTTCGTGACATCAATCCGGTCAGGACTGACAGAAAGGTCTGACTGATCCAAGGTTATGTGCATAGGTAGATGCGAAATAGCGCAAATACCTCTCTGCTGCTCGTATAACGCCACCAAATACTCGAGTGATATGGGAGTACCCTCGTATTTCTTTTGCTTGTGACGCTGCTTAAGACCCGTTAAACGATATTGCAAAAATCCCTCTAGACTTGAGTTGCTTCTTTTTTTATTGCTAAGCGACTTACAGGCTCTACACTGATGCCGCCCGTTAGCTTGAAACTCGTCTAGACTTTTGACAACGCCGCAAGTGGAGCATTCTTTACGATTAAGCGCCACGATATGTCCCTCGTTAGCTCCTCAAATCTTGCTACGGCTTTACGGCTGTTACTGACAGCGACTCGGTCTCCCATTAACCCAGTGCCCAGCCCTATGCATCCCTGTACATCTTTAGGGAAGTTTGCTGCGTGAATCAGAATGTAGGTTCGATCCTCTACATCTTGGATGTGATATGTTTCGCCAAATCGCGGGGATGTCCGCCAAGCAACGTCATAGTTGCCTTCAGGGATACACGACACGTTGGCAGCATTGTCCAGCCACGGTCGCTCTATCGTATAGAATCGCTCACCGTAGAACTCTATGACGCCTAGTGTGCCGTCAGGGTGGTAAGCGAATCTTTTTAGCTCGATATCAATCATTGGAAGCTGGACCTCTCTTCCTAGCCCGAACATCGTTTCGTTCTTTTCGGCTGGGCTTAGTATTTCCAAAAATTCGGTCATAGCCGTCGCTAAACTTTTTAGTATCTTCAGGACGGCGGTTGTCGCCCTTGCTATAGAGTGTTTCACGAGAGTTTTTCATTTCCTGTGCCTTGCTGTCTTCTTAGCTATCTTCTTGGGTTGGGCGCTGTGCTGCTTACCCGCTTTGGTGTCGGCGCGTTTTTTCTTGCTAGTCGCCGCGTATTCCTTCTTACTCAAAGCGTCGCGAGCAGACTTAGGCAAATATCTTTCTCCGGTCGCCTTCTTGCCCTGAGTAGAGTTATTGCCGCTCTTTGTGCCCCACTTCTCGCCGGTCCACTTCTTGAGGCTCTTCTGCGATTTTTTTAGCGCCATCAGTCTCTATAGCCTCCGCCCGCTGCTTTGTATTCCTTGGCTAGCATCTGCGCTTTACGCGCACTCCACTGCCCAGAAGACCCACCCTTGCTGCCAGCCTTAATCTTGTTGAACAGTCGCTTACGCATCGCTGGCTTCGTGTAGTTACCGGCGCTGTTCACGGTCGATTTTTTCTTGGGTGCAGCTTTCTTGGCAGGCATTACTTCTTCTTAGCCTTCGGCTTTGCTTTTGGCTTGGCTTTCTTTGCAGCAGCTTTAGCTTTTGCGATACCTGCTGGTGTATATGCGTACTTCTTACCGTTGACGTTTGGCATGATTAGCTTCCTTTTTTCCACTTGGTTGAAGATGACTTGGTTTTGGAGGGCGCCCATTTAGTTTTTGCTGCCCAGTAGGCTGCACTCATCTTGCCCTTGCTTATGTTCTTAGCGTGACGGCTCTCAAACGCCTTGCGCTGTCCTACCGTCTGGTTGGTCTTTACACCAGCCTGCCCAAATCTAATGGTCTTAACCTTGTCGCCTTCTTTAGCTACGACGATATGAGACTTAGTAGGGTGGTTAGGGGTGCGCTTAGGTTTGTTATACCCACTGACGCCCGCTTTTTTCAGCCTTGAATCTTTGCTTTCAGCCATCTCAGAAAATTCCTGTGTATATTTTAATGTACATTTGAGTGGGTACTCTCATAAGGACCGCCCCCCCCTTGTAGAGAACATCCCCCCCCCTAATCGACGAGGGTAAGGTGTACCTCTTCTCCCGCAGAAGCCTCTATAAGCGTGTATACCGCCTCTTCTACTTGGGAGGATAAGTAGTACAGCTGCTCACCGAATCGCAGTGAGGTGACCATTGGGACGATATATGCCTCAAAGGTGAACTCATCCATGTCTAAGTAGTTCAGTGCCGTAACACGATGCATTAATAGTTGTGTCATTTTTTGCCTCGGTACTCTCATAAGACCCGTCGGGGGTCAAAATACGGTGTTGGTTACTGATATCACCCACATGGAACCACACACGCGGACGACGCCACTGCCAGACAACTACCCCCCCCACCTAGCCTATACAGCCCTCAAACCCTCTATATATAGGCATTTCAAGGGGTCAATTGCTCCTTGAGCAGTTGGTCAAGCTAGTGTAAGTCATTGATATCGCTAGGGTTTACAGCCAATAATTCTTCAACCTCTGGCTCTTCTAGGTCTAAATCAGCCAAAAAAGCCCCATTAAACTGTACAACTTCCTTCTTTTCCGCAGCCAGCCAGCCTTCAGCCTTAAACAATGCTTCGATGGCTCGTAAGCGGTCAGAATCCTTTTCTGCCTTCTCGCCCAAAGTCTCTAGCTTAGATACCCATTTCGCCCTTCTATCCTCTGATTCCTTGCTCATATTCGCTCTAATCGCCTCTATTGCTGTCTTTACACCAACATTCACTAACAAACGCGGTCCCTGTACATTGGGATGCGTATATCCTGCTAACTCTGCTGATCTGGTGGCGTTGCCTGTTTCGGTGTAGTACTCGACAAACTTCTGCTGTCTGAGATTGATTGGCTTTACTGTCTCTCTCTCTATGTGCATTTGATACATCACCTATAGGAGTAATCGGAATTGGGGTGGAGTTTGATTTTTCCCCGCCTTATAAAAATTTGGCTATTGCCGTGATACATGCCGCGAATATGATCCACGCTGCACGCTCTGCAACCATGCCCTTACCGGCTGACCTAGCGATGTTGGTCTCTACCTGCCGGATATCGCTCTCAAGCTGATTGAGGCGCCCTTCGTGTCTATCTAGCCGCTTGTGACTGCTTACCAGTCGCTCATCTATCCGAGCCAGCACCGCCATGGTGTCGGTCAACTGATCCAGCTTCTGCTCGATTCGATCAAATCTTTTCTCAATATCCAAGTTCATACCGCCGCGCCAGTGTTTGAGAGAGTTAATTCTCGTTTATATGTGCTGAAATTATACCTTAATATTAAATTAAATGAATTATTTTCGTCTGTAGGTGTTGACAATGGATTTATTAATCTCTACAGTGCGTTCCATCAAGTGCTGATTTGGCACTCGGTTCGACCCAGAGACTCTGGGGGCGCTCGGAGAATCCACGGATGGTTTCAATGAGTGAAGCGGCAACAACCCATCAAGTGTCTGCGTCTATGTGGCGCACTGATGAGATCAACCAAGATCGAAACACTTAGCCTGAGGAGGCACGCACTATGAACATCCCAACTGACTTTATTGACTACGTTTTTGATTTCTATGGCAAGGGCGGCATTTATGACTTTGGCGCAACCAAGCCGATGATTATCACCGCAACCACTGAGCGTATGCAGAAATTTCCAGATACGCCTTTCGATGCTGATTCAGTAGACCGCGAACTGATCAGGGACATTATGTTGGGCTATGAGGGAGCCTACGAAACATGCAAAACCACGGGCTGGCTAACATCAATGGATCTTTAAACATTGAGTAAGCACTGAGAGCGCCTTCACTGAGGGCGTTCAACTGTATTTATTCAACCAAACCCTAAGGAGGGAAGTCATGGAATTAAACCAAGATATTTTTTGGCAGACACAATCTCGCGGAGACAATGATAGCGAGTATCAAATATACCTAAGCTGTGCTGGTGATAGTGACGGTAACGACATTACTACTGGCGCACCACTCAAAACATATGATGAGTGGATCAACTCATAAGTAAATTCATCGAAGCCATTCACTGAGTGGCTTCTATTGTATTTATTCCAACGCCTGAGGAGGCACACCATGAAGAAAGATATCAAAGAAACCATCACCACTGAAATCATCACAATGATCAAGAGCGCGCAGGCTTCCGGTGCAGATTGGACC